TAACGAACAACACATGGTTAAGTGGGAAACTGTAGCTGGATTACGTAAGAAGGTATCTTTGATTATCCATAAACATAAGTATGGGGAACCATATGACTCCAAATAACACCTATTGGACAACGAGAGATAAGCGTAGGCTTTTGATTGCTGATATGGATAATGACCATGTTCACTTCTGCATTAAGATGCTGATTGATAAATACGGACACGATGGAGTTTGTTCTGAGTATTACTGTCCTAGACAAAGGTTAGTTAACCTGATTCTACGTCAAGAACAAGAAGCAACATTGATTGCCTTAACAGACCCTAATTTATAGCCAGCCTTGAGCTGGCTTTTTCATTTAAGAAAAAGAACTTTTTTCATTTAGGGAAATAAGTGGACAGAAATGCCATGTTGGTGTTGTATTTGTGTATACTTAAATTTATTGAAATTCTTGTTGACATCCAAAACAAACAAGCGTAAAATGTAACACATCAAGACAAATGAGTTTCAGTAGACTAATAGGAGATTAAGTAATGAACCAAATCACAAAAGTTAAATCAACAGAACAAACAATTGTAAATTTCTTTGGTATCGCTGTAAGTTTACCAGACGGGTATAATACAATTACAATGGATAGAGATGGATCGGTGTATATCCATTCAGAAGATAGTATGGTGCGTCCACTAGAAGATTCAGGTGAGTGGGATTCTCAAGGTAGTAAATTCGCGTCATATCGTGCAACATATTCTCAGTATGTATGTAATGTTGACTATGAAGGTGATTGGACACAGTTTGTAATGGTTGTGAAATAAGATGGAAGTTCTGTAGAACGCTCTATAAGCCACTATCGTCAGATAGTAATACCCTAGCATACCTTGAGGGGTGATAACGCTGCTACGCTTCGCAAGGATGCTGTTATTGAGCTTGCAAAGGAGATGCAAGAGTTGTTGGATGATATTGATAAATTAGAGAAAGTACTGGGAGAAAGATTTGAGCAAGCGAATTAATAAACATTTCTATTGTATTGCATCAGAGTTTGACGATTTCAAACCTTGTAATTCGAGTGATGCAATGTCCATCTACGAGGAAGAAGATGGTGATGACGTAAGTTATAACGGCTTCTGCTTTAGTTGTGGTCAAGGCTTCTCTAAACACCATGTTCACAGTAGTAGTCATGCTGCTGAGCTTGGTATCGAAGGTGGTGAAATCAAAGAGCGTAAAGCGTTTGCGTTTGCACCTAAAGCTGAGCCTTTGACAAGCGAACAAATTGGTCAATTAAAGAAATCTGTAGGTTTTACCGATAAACCTTATCGCTCATTGAAACCTGAATGGCTTAAAAACTTTGGTCACATGGTTGAGCGTAACAAGTGGGGTGAACCAGTATCTATTTATTATCCAGAAACAGAAGATGGCAAGGTCGTAGGCTTCAAGATCCGTTACTTACCTAAATCATTCAGTAAAGTAGGACGTACAGGTAAGCATTCTCAACTAGCTGGTCAATTCATCTACAAGTCAGCAGGTAAGCGTGTGCTTATTGTTGGTGGTGAAGGGGATATGGTTGCTGCTTGGGGTATGCTGAGTAAATATGGTGTGCATGTAGTTAGTCCTACATGTGGTGAAGGTAGTGCCGCTTCTCAATGTGCAAACCAATATGATTTCTTTGAACAATATGAAGAAATCTATGTGGGTTTAGACAACGATGACGCTGGTAAAGAAGCTACAGAAGCTGTTGTTAAAGTGTTACCGTCAGATAAAGTTAAGATTGTGAATTGGTCAGCCAAAGATCCACACAAGCTTTTAGAAGAAGGTAAAGGTGAGCAAATTATCAAAGACTTCTTCAATGCGCGTTCTTATGTAGATGCTGGACTGAAATCGTCCAATGAAATCATGGCAGACGTTCAGGACGTATTGACAGCACAGAAGATCACATTACCACCGTATATGTGGCGAATGGAAAATATGATGAAACGTGCATTCTCTACAAATGGTAGGATTGTGAATATCATCGGTTCTACATCGTGCGGTAAGTCTACGCACGTAAACAACATGATTTATCACTGGATTTTCAGTGAGGGTATGAAACCCTTAATCATTTCGTTAGAGATGACTGCTGGCGAGTATGCTGTAGATTTATTGTCATTACATTTACAGAAGAACTTGGATTGGTTTGACGATGGTATGGATGCTTGGAACTATCTACAACGCGAGGACGTAAAAGCGTTACATGAGGATCTGTTCCATGATAGCGACTATAATGAACGTTTCCGCATTCTTGATGATAGGGATGGCAGTATTGAGTCAGTTAAGAAGTTAATTGAACGTGGTGTTAAACAATACGGTTGTAACATTGTAATCATTGACGTATTAACAGATTTAGTTCGATTCTTACCACAAGATGAACAAGAAAAGTTCTTATCGTGGGAGAAAAACTTTGTCAAGTCTGGTGTTAGTATTGTTAACGTTTTACACACGAAGAAACCGGAACGAGATAAAGATGGTAAACTACGTAAGACTACAGAATATGATGCTTTAGGTACAGGATCGTTTGTTCAGTCAGCACACATCAATATCATAATCAATCGTGATAAGATGGAATCAGACGAAGTAGAGCGCAACAGTACATATGTAGAGATGCCTAAGTGTCGTCGTGGTATCACTGGTGATGCTGGTGTCTGGTATTATGATGGTGCTACTCGTCAAGTGTACGACAAACAAGATTTCTTTACTGGCAGGCAAACTAATCCCAATTACGTAGAATCTAGTGTTCCAGATGATTCAGTTCCTATCTCGATGGATGAGTTACCTGTAGCACCGATTGAATTATATACAGACTATCCTCCCGTTGAAGAAACAAGTGAGGTGTTTGAACAAGACTTTTAAGGAGAGTTGATGAACTGGTTTGCTTATGACCTCGAAACTTATCCGAACTGCTTTACTGCATGTTTCGCTGATATACGAAATCGTAAACTGAAGTTATTTGAGATTTCTACACGCAAAGACCAGCGACAAGAAATGTTTGAATACCTACGTAATGTACGTAGACAAAAAGGTATCTTAGTTGGTTACAATAACCTTGCTTTCGATGAGCCAGTATTGCAGAACTTGTTGAAGAATAAAACACTCACTGTTGGTGAAATTTATCAATATGCAATGAAGGTGATTGAATCTGGTTACGGTGATGACAAGTGGAAGTATCAAATAAGAGACAAGGATCGTTTCTTACAACAACTTGATTTATTCAAGATGAACCACTTTGACAACAAGGCAAAGGCTACGTCTTTGAAAATGATCGAATTCAATTCTCGGTCTAAGAATATTGAAGACTTACCTTTTCCTGTTGGTACAATTTTAACACCGTCTGAAATGGACACGTTATGTGTATATAACGCACATGACGTAAAAGAAACAGTAAAGTTCTTTGAGAATTGTAAGCCACAAATTGATTTCCGTTTAGACTTGGAAAAGAAGTATGGGTTTAATGCTTTAAACTGGAATGACACTAAGATTGGGGCTGAGTTCTTCATTATGGAACTAGAGAAGGCTGGTATTAAATGTTATGATAACCAAGGGAAAGCGCGTAAAACTAAACGAACATATATTGATTTAGTTGATTGCATTTTCCCTTACATTAAGTTTGAACGACCAGAGTTCAATGCTGTTCTTGAATGGTTGAAGCGGCAACGCATTACTGAAACTAAAGGTGTATTCTCGGACATCCCTGAACACGAATTAGGTGATGTTGCTAAGTATGCACTACTGACTACTAAGAAGATTAAGTTTAAGAATAAGCCTACAGATAAAGAGTTAGCTGAAGCTTTAAAACAATATCCTCTTGGTTGGTTAGAAGAAGTTGAACTAAAAGCTAAGCTACCGAAGAAAGATGGTGGTGGCTTTAAGAAAGCATATTGGTTCAACTATCGTATTGCTGAATCATTGAACGTTGTTGTGGATGGCTTGTGTTATGTATACGGCACAGGTGGTGTCCACGCTGCTGTTGAGAAACGAGTGATTGTTTCAGATGAAAAGCGAGTTATTAGGACATTCGACGTTTCGAGCTTTTACCCTAATTTGAGTATTAAAAACAGAGTCTACCCTCAGCACTTAGGTGTGGAGTTCTGTGACATCTACGAAAATTTGTATAATATGCGTAAAACGTTTGATAAAAAATCAGCAGAGAACGCCATGTTAAAGTTAGCTTTGAACGGGACGTACGGTAATTCAAACAATGAATATAGTCCGTTTTACGATCCGAAGTTCACAATGACTATTACCTTGAACGGTCAAATGTTATTGTGTAAAGCTATCGAAATGGTGTTATCAATACCTACAGTAGAAATATTGATGGCTAATACGGACGGCTTTGAATTCATAGTTGACAGGGAATATGAAGCGTTAGCTGAAGCTAAATGTAAGGAGTGGGAGAAAATGACCAATTTGACACTAGAGGGTGATACCTACGCCAAGATGGTTATTTCCGATGTTAACAATTACTTCAGTATTTATGAGGAGAAGTGATGATTGATGTAGAACTCACAAGGTTATTGTTTCATTATGACCCCGACACTGGTGTATTTAAAAGGATTGGGAGATTAACCAGTAACGGCAAAGTAACTCCTTGTGATTTTATAGGTAAAGCTAGGTCTACTCACGGATACTTACAGTATACTGTCAAAGATAAGACGTATGATGTTCATAGATTGATTTTCCTATATATGGATGGTGAGTTCCCTGACTGCGATATAGATCACATAGACGGTAATAGGGTCAACAACAAATGGTCTAACCTTAGGAAAGTGAGTAGGTCTGAAAACCTCAGGAATGTTGGTAAGAAATGTGAAAACAAATACGGACATACTGGTATCGGCATACACTCTCATTCTGGAAAATACCGAGTGTTTATAGGAAACCATCACAAGTCTGGGTTCGATACACTGGAAGAAGCCATAGAATATCGAAAAAAATTGGAGAAAGAAATGGGATATACTGATGACCATTTCAAAAGAGAGGTGTGGAGTAATGAAATTCAAAGCTAAAGGTCGTTATGAGTGGAGAGATTTACCTAATCACAAAAACCATTCGGCGTTAGTAATTAAAATAGCAGTAGAAGAATACATACTTCACGGGACAGATCCTGAAGATTTTATACGTAATCACAAGAACTGTTTTGACTTTTGCTTACGTGCCAAGATCCCACGTAGTAGTAAGCTTGTTATTGTAGACGAAAATGGCGTAGACCATCAAACGCAAAACATCTGCCGTTATTACGTGTCTAAAAGCGGTGGTGATTTGGTGAAGGTAATGCCACCTTTAGCTGAGTTCAAAGAAGAACAAGTGTGGGTAGACCACCTCACTATGGACGAAGTTGTAATTTCTTCTAAAACAGATATTGCTAAGTATGAAAAGAAAGGGTATACTCTGTCCCATACGGTGAACACACCTTGCGAAGATCGTAGGTTTTTCATTGAAAAAGATTGGAAGTGTAAAGTAGTTAACGACATTGATCTGTTTGAATGGGATGTTGATTACGATTACTATGTGCAACGTGCTTGGAAACTGATTAATTTCGCAGACGAAAATTCTGATGAAGAAAGTGTTGACAGCAATGAATAGTGTGTTAGAATAGACAAATCTTAAATGAGAGGAGAGATAGCAAATGAGTAAAATGAAGATTAAACTCTTAGCGTGTAATTCTTGGGCTGGTCGTGACCTTACAGTAGGTAATGAATACACTGGCGTCATCCGGTTGGAAGGTGAAAAGGATACTTGGGGTGCTACGTGTATCAGCGATTGTTTCTGTTTTGACGAGGATGATGTTGGTGATGATCCAGTGTGTTTCTTGTCTTCACTGAAATATGAAATCATTGAGGATAAACAATGAAACCTTTGTTAGCTATTCTTGGAGGTGCTGCAATGGGATTAGCAGCTCCGATTTGGACTCTGTATGCTGTATACTCGCTGTTTGCCCTGAGTCTGCCATTCTGGTCAACAGTAGGTGTAAGTGCATTAGGTTTTATGTTGCAAGTGATTGGCGGTGCTATGTTGATGGCGCTGTCTGTTTTCGGTAAGTAATAAAAGGAGATTTTATGCGAGATGAAGTTATTAGTATCGTAGCTGGCACTTTGTTAATTACTGTACTATCTTTTGGTAGTTGGTTAACGAAAGAGTACAAATGTGCCAATTACGAAGATATGACGGGTATGCAAACACAATACAAAATGTTTGATGGTTGTTACGTTAAGACAGAAAAAGGTTGGTTT